TCGCTCGAACTTTGGATCCGCTCCCCCATTACGCTTTCAACCCGCTCCATCAGCTTCTGCAAACCGTCTCCGTCTTCCAACCCGGCCGCCAGGCTCTCCCGCAGCAGGTTCCAGGTAGTCTCATTCACCTCCTGGGCAAACCGCTGCGCCCGCCGCTCCATAAACCGCCTTACTGCCGGCGCCTTCACATCGAACGTGCCACCATTACCTCCGGGGATCTCGTCGAACGCATCTTCCCCTACCTCCTCCAATAAATCCTCCAATAAAGCCCGCATCTCGATGCGAAATTTACGAATCCATTCCTTCCGGTTGAACGGTTCCTTCGCCGCCTCATCCGCCGTCCGCGCGGCCCGCTGGTCGCCCATCCGCGCCAACACGCTCTCCTTCTGACGTCGGAACAAGTCCACCACCATCTCCCGCGTCCGCCGTTCCCACTTCACCGCCTTACGCTCGAACGCCCGCCACGCCCGCGCATGCTCCTCGCTCCCAAACTTCATTCCCACCCATGCTCTGGTCCGCGTAGGGCGGGTATCCCTAGCCGCCTCTTCCTCCGCTCCCTTCCCTTTAGGGGAGGGTGGGGGAGAGGTTCCTTCCTCGTCCGCGTTATCTTCCTCGTCCGCGTTTTCCTCTTCTTCCCCTTTCGTGCCTTTCGTGTTTTTCGTGGTTAAATTTTCCTCTTCTCCCTCAGTGTTCTCTGGGTCCTCTGCGGTGAATTCCTCCTCCGCCTCCTTCACCGGCCTCAGCGTCCCCTGCGCCCACCACACATCCCCCCACGGCACCGGCTCTAATCCCTGCTCCTTCCGCCACTCGTTGATCTTCTTCGCCCCCGTCTCGATCTTCCCCTTGTCTCGCTCCCAGGCCGCCGTCTCGCTCTCGTGCAGAACCTCCACCTCGCTCAGATCCGGCTCGATGATGTCCGCCTCGCCCGGGAACATCGGCAGCAGCTGCTCGGTCAGCTCGGCCGCGAAATCCTCCGCCTCCGGTTTCAATGTCCGCGTCCAGATCGCCCGCTCGCTCGCCTCCACGTTCTCATAGGTCCGCTCCCCTCCAACCAGGTCTAGCGGGATACCGTAAACCCTCGCCACCTCCTCCAGCGTCAGATTGAGCGTCCCCAAGAACTCCGCGTCTCGCGCGTTGATCCCCTGCTGCTTCATATCGAACTCGTAGCGGAACACCGCCCACCGGTGCGCCCTCTCCACCCCGGTAAAGCGCTTATTGACCATCTCCTCGATCTCCCGCGCCTGCTCCTTCTCCAGCGTGCTTCCCTTCGGCGGCGTAATCGCCCCGCCCAGTTGCATCCCCTGGTCGAACAACTTCTTGTTGCTCTGAAACGCGGAGCTGCGCAGGTCTGCCGCGATCCGCGCCGCCGCCACCGGCGCCAGCCCCTCGTACTCGTCCAGTGGGTTTCCATAGCGGAACCAGATCACCTCCCACGGGTCGAACACCAGCGGCACCGTAGAATTCACCGGGTAGTACAGAAATTTCTTGATGTAATTCACCTCATCCGGCACGATCTTCACCCGGTCCGGCCTCCCCCACCAGATTTCCCGCGGCGGCATCTTTCCGCTCTCACCCCGCTCGCAGAACCAGAAGTTTTTCCCCCATAACCCCATCGACTTGGAATACATCTCCAGCGCGCGCCGCATCGACCAGAACGGATTGAACTTACGTAAAAGATTGACCAGGTTCCCCTTCGTCACCTCCACCTTCGTCCCATCCGCCCCCAGCTTATACGGCTTGAAGTTCAACCCTTTAAACAGGTTGGCTTTCAGCGTCACGCACGAATACACCGCGCTCGAGGTAACGATGTAATCCCCATACGCCTCGTCCGTGAATTTCGAGGTGTCGTGCCCCATCGCCGTCTCGTATGGGTCCACCACCCCCGGCCCCAGCACGAACGCCCGCCGCGCCGCCTCAAACCGCCCCGCAAGTTTTCCGAATGTATCAGCTATACCCATGCTGCCTCTTTGCTCTCACCAGTTACCAGTTTCCAGTTACCCTCACCCCGGGTGGGGGTTACTCATTACTGCTCACCGCTCACTGTTCACTGTTCACACGACTGCATCCTCACCGATCACAATCGGGCTCGCCACCATCTGCAAACCCATGCTCGCCGTGTCCACGATATCGTCGTGCTTCCCCGCCGGGAAACCCAGGCACTCATTGATGAACGTCCGGTTCCACGGCCCTCTCACCAACTTCACCTTCCCCTGCTTCGCCCTCAGTTGCAGAGGCCGCGCACGACTCACCTTATCCCCGATCGGTGCCACCGGCACGATGTTCTTGTTCGCCAGCTCCGGCTTCTTCAGCAGGTCCAGCATAAACAGCTCCTGGAAGCTCACATCCTCGAACCCCCAGATCGTCCCCATCTCCGAATCGGCCTTGATCAGCTCCACGACCTGGTCCTCGAAATCGCCCAGCTCGTGCACATGCAGCAGATCCCGGAAATAAACGTCACCCGTCGCCTGGTCCAGCGCGGTGGCCACCGTTGTGTTCCAGTCTGCCGTTTTCGTTTTACCCAGCGCCAGGTCCACATACCGGAACCAACGCAACCCCTCCGGCGCGCGATCTACTACCACCAGGTCTGCCTCATCGAAAAATCCACCCGTTTGAGGTCTGGGCAGCTGCTGGTACAAACAGGTAAACTCAAAATCCAGCACGTTCGCCCGGATTCGCGCCAGCGCCTCCCGCGTATACTTCTCCGGCCACAGCGCCTCGCCTGGCGCCCTCCCCAGCGGATCGGCAGCCGGAACGAACAGCCCCCGCTCCAGATTTTTCAGAAAATCCGCCTCGTCCCGGCAGTACTCGTCCTCCTCCAGCGCCAGCGCGGGCAGGTAAAGCACCTCGTACTGGTCCGCCAGCAGTGGGTCCTGCACCATCTGCTGCAACAGATACCCCGCCAGGTCGTCCCGGTTCCACCGCGTATGCGTGATCACGATCGCCGCCCCCTCTTCCAGGCGGGTATACGCTGAGCTCGTCCACCAGCTCACCACCCGCTTGCGGTAGGCCTCGCTCTCCGCCTCGTCCCGGTTCTTGAAAGGGTCGTCCACGATCAGCAGGTGCGCGCCTTTACCCGTGATACCGCCGCCCACGCCAGCCGCCACCACCCCGCCCCGGTGCGGCTCCGCCAGGTTCCAGTTCGCACGCGCCCTCGCGTCATAGGCCAGCTCCACCGCGTCGTCCACCGCGCTCTGCTGCCCAAACAGCGCGCTGTACCGGTCGCTCGTCACGTACTGCCGCACCGCCCTGGAATCGTCCTGCGCCAGGTCGGCGCCGTATGAGGTCACGATCACCCGCGAATCGGGCAGCCGTCCCAGCAGATACGCCGGGAACAACCGGCTCACCTGCTCCGTCTTCCCATGCCGCGGCGGCTCCGAGATGATCAGCCGCCCGATCCCCTCCTTGCCCTTCGTCTCGATATACCGCAGCACCAGCTCCAGCTTCTCCGCCACCAGCCGGTGATGCCGCCCCGTCCGGTACCATGGCGCCACGTACTCCGAAAACGCGATCAGCCCGCGCCGCGCCAGCTCTCGCCGTGCCCGCTCCGCCAGCGCCGCATCCGGTGTAATCCTTGCTGGCATTACGCCTCACCCTCTTCGTCAGTCTCCCCTCCCTTTAGGGAGGGGTCGGGGGTAGGTTCCCCCCTCGCCTGCCGCGCAATCTTATCCAGCTCCGCGTCGCTCATCCCCGACAGATCTTCCACATCCGTATTCCGGATGTTAAGCTGCGCCTTCGGCGTGTAATCCCCCGTCATCTCCAGGAACACTTTCCGGTCTGGGTTGTGCCGATGGTCCGGGTTGCTCGCGCTCCTCGCCAGCGCCCGCAGCACGTCCGCCCGGTGCTCCAGCAGCGGCAGCGCCTGCCAGTCCGCCACCAGCTGGTCGATCGTCGGGTTCTTCTTCCTCCACGTCGCGATCACCCGGTCAGAGGTCAGCCCCAAAACCCCCCGCGCCAGCTCATCCTGCGTCTCCGGCCACCGCCCGATCCGCGGCGACGACGCCCACGCGATATAACACGCCACCCGCCACGGCCACCCCGCGTTCAGCAGCTCCCGATACCGCTCCACCCATTCCGCTGTATTCTCCTCTCCCTCCCACCTGCCCTCGCCAGAGGGTTCAGGGGAGGGGCTGGGGGAGAGGTTCTTTAGCGCCAACCGCGCCAACTGGCTCCGCCGCCGCGCCTCCTCCGGCGAAACGAAACCCGCCTGCTCCCGGTCCGCCTCCTCGAGGTTCAGCCCCAGCGCAAGCTGCTCATAATAACCCGGGTCCTGCCGCTCGAATTTTCCTGCCATCACTCAGCCCTTTTTCGTCCAACCGGCTTCGTCACCTGTTGATCCAGCTGCGCCTTGATCTGCACCGCCACCTGGTGGTGATCCCCCAGATCGTTCCGCAGGCATTTCAATTCATTCGTCACCTCGAGCATCATCTCGCGGTAGATCTCCTGCCAGCGCAGCTCACGTTTCTCGTTAACCTGCTCCTGCTTTTCTAACAGCCGCTCTTGCCATGCGCGCTGTTTCTCCCGTTCCTCGTCTCGCTTCGCATCCTGCCGGTCTTGCCAGGCTGTAAACTCGATCCAAAATTTACGCACCCCGGTCGCCAGCAGGATGATGACCAGCGCAATTACAGCGATGAGTGGGTACTGCGCCCACGTATCGACCGGTGGCATTATTCTCTCCGCTCAACCTGGTATAGTTTCAACGGCGCCGTGACCCGCTGCATCTTCGCCAGCTTCACCGCCTTCGGCGCCAGGTTCTTCGTCAACCCATACGTTCCCTGGTTCGTTGCCATCGCCGTCACCAGCCCGATCACCAGGTTGACAACCATTGAAAAAATTCCCTGCTGTGTGCACACCAGCCCGACCACCACGATCAGCCCCGTGCACCCCATCACGATGATGATCACCCCGGCCCCCACCAGCAGCCCCACCATCACCCCGCTCTGCGCGTCTTTTCCCAGCCCCGCGTACCACGTGTTCAGCCCTGGGAACCAGGTAAACACCACCGAGAGCAGCGCCCCCACGATCCCCATCAAAACCGCCGCCGTCAAATTAACCTCGATCACGGAACCCTCCCTTTCTTTTCCCACCCTTCCCTATAGGGAAGGGCAGGGTTAGGTGAATCAAAAACGCCCAACGATCACTCGCCGGGCGCTCATCTCCGAACCAATGCCCCACCCACCGGGGGCCGCATGTTATTAGTACGTGCTAACTTCAAAATTTAGTATACATCGATGCTCAAAAAATTAAAAGTCCCCAAAGTTCTATATAACTAGAACATTACATTAGAGTTTTCCAAAAACAAAAGGGCGGGTATCACTCCCGCCCCTCCTTCTACTCCTCCTCCCCCGCATAATAACCCGGCCGCCTCTCCAGCTCCTCCCGGATCATCTCCTCCTTCAACAGCGGATACCGCCCCGCCTCCCGTTCCAACAGCCTCCGCCGCACCTTCACCACCAGCTCCCGCTGCAACCTCCGGATCTTCCGATCCATCCCTTGCAGCCCGAACATCTCTTCCCTGGCCCCAGACTTTAGTCTGGGGTTTATGGGGTGCAACGTATCCATTCCACCCTCCACCACCCTGGATCTTCCATATCCGGTTGATACTCCACCTGGCGGAACCCTGCTATGCACCCCTGCACCTTCACCAACCGCCCCGCCGGAATCACCCCCGCCTCGCTCCAAACCCGCACCCCCCACTCGTCCAGCCGGTACACATACGTCACCACCTCCACCCCCGTCACCTCCAACCCCGGCGGCAACACCCCTCCACCGGCACCCGTCAGGGTGTTTAGGGAGGGGCCAGGGGTAGGTTCTTGTTCGCGCGGTTCGGGCGGGTCTCCTGCATCAACCCGCACCTCAAGCGTACCCGCAGACCCGCCCTCTTGCCCCGTCGCGCTGGCCACCGGCCTCGCCGAAGCCGTCGGCAGCACTGGTGCCCCCTCTCCCTTCTTGCCCATCCCCAGCACAACCCCCAGCACCAACAGCGCCAGCAAAAACACCGCCACCCAAAACACCCCCGCATTTTCTTCTTTCATAGCTCCTCTCTCTCTTCTCTTTTTGTAGCCCCGGCTTCGTTTTTGGTAGCCCCGGCTTCGTTTTTGCTAGCCCCGGACTTTAGTCCGGGGCGCCACGTCCGGATCCCCCCGCAGATACTGCACCGCACATCCAGCACCAACCCCTCCACCACCGCCATCACGTCAACCTCCTCAAGACTCCCCTCCCCTTTAGGGGAGGGGATGGGGGAGAGGTCGACGGCCAGCCTATACAATAGGAGCCGCTGCCGCTTACTCCCGTTCCGCCGCACCTGCCCCAGCACATGCCCCCTCGGGCATCGCCAAGCCACCATCTCGCTCATCCTGCCAACTCCTCCATTCGGCACCCCTCTCCCCCTGGGAGAGGGGCAGGGGTGAGGGCCTTCACCACCACGTACCCCAGCGGCGCCCAGTATGCCCGCTCCAGGTACACCTCCGCCAGCCCCATCGAAACCGTCTCCGCCTTGCAAACCACCTGCCTCTCCACCGCCTGCCGCACCAGTGCCACCACCGGCCGCACCCCCACCTTGAACCAAAATGCCTCCGCCGCCTGCCTCGCCGCCTCGCGCAGTCCTACCTCCCTCGCCCACCAGAACGCCGCCTTTTCGCTGGCTCCATCCGGCCACCGCATCTCGATCACATCCTGGATCTGCCCCACCAGGTGCAGGTGATGCACCCCCAAACCGTCCTCCACCCACCGCCGCGCCTCCACCGTCCCCGCCGCGAACGACGGAAGCCTCCCCAGCCACCCATCCCGATCCACCGGCCCCCCCATCCGCACCAGGTGCACCGACCACACCCCCTCCCGGCTCATATAGTTTTCCAGCATCACCTCCTGGTCCATAGGCTATATCCTCTTTAACTCAATAACCCACACATAGGGATTGCTCTCCCACCCATACCCGCGCTTCGTGTTGATCTCATTCCACACGCGGATATACTGATCGATCGCATCATACTCTCGGTCAACCTGGTCTGGATCCGCGTCAGGCCCCGGCCGCCAAACCCCCTCCGCCAGTGCATCCGCATAGCTGATCCCCTGCACCCTCTCCACCCGCACGCCGGTAATCTTCAGGTTGATGCGGGAATATCCCCGTGGCATGTGGATGGACGGCTGCCACGTTGCCGCAAAATACGCCAATTCACCGGGGTAAAAATCGGCGGGGCCATTTGCCTTGTAAAACAGGCATGGTTTTCCCGATTTCCCATCCTTTACCATAAACGTCTCCCTGACCCACAGCCGGTCGCCAGGCTGTCCATACGGGCACTTGAGCGGCCGTACAAACCGGTTCATGTTATCGTCCGAAAAAACCTTCTTGATTCGCCCTTTTTGCTCGTCGACAACCTCATGTGGATCATCCACGTAGGGCCAATCCTTGATGATCGCATGCGGCTGCGGCTTGATCACCCGCCGCGTCTGCGTCTTCCGCCCCTCCAAAATCGCCCGCACCATCTCACCCGAAAACAAAATCGGCCTTTCCTTGCCCTTCTTTTCATCTGCGTTCATCTGCGTTCATCTGCGGTAAAAACCGCCTCCTCTCTCCATCAACCAGATCAGCACCGCCTGCCACCAGCTCGTCGCATACTGCGCCCGAATAAACCGCCACTTTTTTTTCACCTCTTCTTTCCCCTTTCGTGTTTTTCGTGTATTTCGTGGTTTAAATTTCTTACGATCTTTCCGCACTCCCGCGAATGAAACCTCTGCCACGGCACCCGCGGCACAAACTCCACCCTGCACCCCGGGTTCCCGCACGGCCGCGAATCAGCCAAGACCACCGCCCCCGCCGCCACACGCCCCAGCGCAAGGATCGTCACCCGCTCCCCCGCGATCGCCTCAGCCGGTGCCCCATCCAACAGCGCCCCCAAACGCAGGATCGCATCCGTCAACCGCTTGCTCGCCTCCAGCTTCCCGTTCAGCACATTCCGCAAATAGCGCCAGCCCCAGCTCGGCCGCTCCAGCCCATTGTGCTCCGCCGCATCGCACAACCGCCGCGCCACGTCCTCCAGCTCCGCCACCCCCACCAGCCGTGGATCATGGCCTAACATGGTAATAACCTCTTCCAGCCCCATTTTGGCCGCATAGGTCATAAGTACTGGCTTAGCCTGCGTTTTGTTCTCTAACATCCTTCTAACCTCCTGTATTGTGGTTCGGGCGGGTATTGTGGTTCGGGCGGGTCTCCTGCATCTACCCGCGACTATGTTGACCCGTAGACCCGCCCTCTTCATCCCCATACATCAGCCACCTGGTCAGATCCTCGCCGCTCCTCGGAAACTCCTGCTTCCTCAACGCCACCGGCCACTCCTCCATCCTGTCTCGCTTATCCGGATGCCCCCCCAACTGCTTCACAAACACCGGCACCTTCGCAATCAGGCACTCATCCATCAGCGCCTCTACCCACCGGGTCTCCATCGGCCTGCAACCGGCCCCGCTCTCCCCCCCGATGATTACCCAATCCACCAGCCGCCCCAGCGCGAACAAACCCGCCCGCCATCGCCGCCAGCTCGCCCACTCGTAATGCTCCGGGTTCGGCACCAGGTCATGCCCATAATTGACCCAGTCGCACTCCACCTCGCACTCTTCCTCGAACTCCTCCGGTTCTGGGTCGTCGTTGATCGCGTTCACCGCCTCCCAATCCTCATCCTCCGGCTCGATCGCCTCCGCCAGGCTCACCGGCGACAGCATCGGCTCCACGCTGACAAAATTCCTCCCCGGCCACCGGAACAAATCAGTCAGCCGCTTCTTCGCCACGTTCTGGTGCTCGATCGTCGTCCCCATAAACACGTGATCCGGTCCGCCATAGTTCAGCCATTTCTCCGGCACGAACGGCTTGATATTCTCCGGCCGCTTCGTCAGCACCAGCCAATCCAATTGTGGCGTCTTTTCGACGAGTTCCCAAAGCCTGTACCGCTCATTCAACAAAAACGCCAGGGGAGGATTTTCGAACACGTCCGCCATCGAAGCACAAAAAACCCGCCTTCGAACTCCTTCCATCTCCGCCTGCCGGTTCCAATGCAACGGCTCGTTCCAATGCTTCTCACCAAAAAACCGTCGCGGACGATTCTCCCCCCACACATCGAACCCCAACCGCCTCGCGAACGTCTCCGCATAACACCGCTCGCACCCCGCGCTAACCCTCACGCACCCCCACCACGGATTAAACGTGTGGTCGCACCAGCTGATCCCCGTCTTCTTGCCCATGATTCCTCCTCTCTTCCTTTCGTGTATTTCGTGTGTTTAGTGGTTAATAATCTTCTCTTCAACCCCTCCCCCACCGCCCACATACGCATATGCCCCATCCGGCATATTCCTCACCATACGAAGTTTTTGGTGGGTGAGTACTCTCTCAACCCCTGGTCATGCACCCATTTCGCCAGGTTCATCCCCTCAGCCGTCAACCGCAGCGCATTCCCGTTGACCGGCTCCGCATACCCCCGCCGGAACAGCCACTCACGGAACTCGCTGTACTCCGCCTGGCTGAACTCACGCTCCTGTGTCACCCAGAACGCGAACGTAGTCGGCGACTCACCAACCATCCCCTTGCACCACCTGGCCAGCTGCATATCCCGGCATGGCGGGTCCAGCACAAGGATCCGTGTCCCGTCCTCATTCCGCGTCGATAGCTTCGGCGGATCACCCTCCTCCACCGGCTCCTCGGGCGGCTCCACCTCCACCGGCCGCTCCGCATAGTACCGCCAGATCAACCGCAACCAAGCCACCCTGGCCACTGCCCACACCAACCCGCCCGCGATCACCCCCCAGCCCAGCCCCACCCCCGCATCGTCCGTCCACGTCAGCCCCAGCAAGAACGCCAGCAGCCCCGCCGTCAGCCCATCCACAACCGGCGTCCAGAAGGCCCTGTTATGAGGAGGAAAAATGTATGGATTGTTCATCAAAACCTCCACCGCGGCTTGTTCCGTTCCAGCTCTTTCCGCAGCTTCGCGTTATCCTCCGCGATCGCCTGCACGATATCCGCCACGCCTGGCTCCCTATGCTTTCTAATCGCCTGGCGCTTGCCCGTCTTGGCCATCGCAAACAGCACGGTCATCCAGACCATCGCCACCACCGTCCAAAACAACGGCCGCACCTCTGGCCGCACCAACATGCTCAAATCCAGACCGGCCAAATCACCGCACGGACACATCTCAATTTCCCTTCTCTTCCTTTTGCTTTTCCTCAATTTCGTGTGTTTCGTGTATTTCGTGGTTAAGATCTCTTCTCAACCACGCCCACATCCTCTCCATCTCCGCCTCGATCCGCGCGTTCTCCTCGTCATCCACCGCCCACCGCCTCCCCAGCATCACCTGGCCGATCTTGACCAGCTCAGCCTCCCCGCTCTCCAGGCACTCATACGCCAGGTGCCGCTCCTTCTCGAAGAGCTCCCGGTACTCATCTTGCGTCATCATCACCACGATCTCAGGCATCTCCATCCCTCCATTGGTTGAAAAACTCCGGCGCCAGGATAGCCCCACCCAGCTCCACCCCGTGTAGCACCACTCCCGGCAGGTGATAGCACCCATCCGCCTCGGGCAGCAGCACCGGCGCTTCGCCCGGATAATCCACTCCCGGCACCCCGATCGCGTACCCCTCATAAATCAGGTACTCCCGGCTCCTGTCCGACATAATTTTCCCGCCCTCCTGCCAGGTGTACCCCCTCGACAGCACCACCCGCTCATGGGTCTGCCGCGTATCTACAAATTCTTCTTTTCTTTCTCCCCTTTCGTGTGTTTCGTGTGTTTCGTGGTTAAAATTCTTTCTCCCCTTTGGCGCCATCATTCCGATGGCAATACTCCCAAACAAAAGCCCCGCCAGCCCTCCCCCGCACAGCATCGGCCAGGTATCCAACCCCTCGCCCCTGGTCATCGACACCAGCGCGACACCCGCCACAGCCATCCCCGCCAGCCCCAGCAACCCGCTGCATCCCGCTGCCTTGCTCATCTCTTCCCCTCTCGCTGCTTGCGCAGGTACACATCCTCATCGAACGTGCTCGGATGCGCCGCCTCCCAAAACAACCAACCGATCCCGGCCAGCAGCGCCCCAATCCCCGCCCACACGTACCACGGCCACTCAAACATGCTCCACCTCCGCCCCCTCTGCTCCCTTCCCGCCTGCACCCGTCAGGGTGTTAGGGAAGGGCCGGGGATAGGTCTCTTTTACCATCCCCATCGCATACGCCATCACCACCACGCAGCCGCCTGCCCGCTCTCCATGGTCCACCAGCACCTGGAACTGCCCCTGCCAGATCTGCTTCCCCGCCACCTTGCCAGGCCCGCCTGGCGTCTCCACTTCCACCCCTGCTCGGATCCCCTGGTAGCGCCGGTAGCTCTCCAATACCCGTCCATCGATCAACCCAAACATGCCTGCCTCCTTCCGAACCTTAACGAATTCCAACTGCCTCGAAAGGTGTGAACTTCTAAAAATGGAAGTTCACACTTTTATGAGAAGTTCACACTTTTGGGGCCTGGTCTCTAATAGCCCCATAGCAAAAACCCGCCTCGCGATCATATAAGTTAACAAATGTTCAATATATTCACGCGTATCGGTAGAGACGCAATATCTTGCGTCTCTCTTCTTGGCCAAAATCACCCTTATTTCCCCCCGCACCCCCCAGATTTGCCTTAAAACACCCCCCAAAAACCCTGATTCAAACCTTAAAAAACCCGGTGAACTTATGAACTTTGTGAACTTATTTGGGGGGGAGGGAAATGTTATTTCCTCTTCTTCCTCTTTCCCCGCCCGTTCGCGCAAAACAAATCCCGCCAGCCGGAAGAAGTTCATCAAGTTCACCATGTTCACAGACCTTTTAAGGTTGGAATCTCGTTCGTTTTTCATAGCATCTCTCCCTGCTTCTCTTTCCCTCTCCCTTCCTGGGAGAGGGTAGGGTGAGGGTTTCCCATCGGCTTGAAATCCTCCGGCTTGATACCGAACCGCTTCGAAAGCCCGTCGATCCGCGGCCCGTTCCAGTACACCCGGTAACCGTCCCGCGTTCGCTCGCCGATTTTCAAATTCAATTCCCCCCGCAGGATCTTCCCGATCCTCTGCGATGAGAGCTCTCGCGCCGCCTTCTTTTCCTCGTCTTCCTCGCCCGATTCGTTCATTTCGTTGATGATGTCGTTCGTGATCCGCGTCAGGTCCCCTACCTTGATCGTTTCGCTCCCGTCCGGTTCCAGCTTCACCATCTTCTGGCGCAGGTCTGGGTACTGGTAGATCTTCCACATCGCCTCGAGCACCCGCGCCGCGATCGTCATGTTCTGGTTGAGGATCGTTTCCCGGTAATATTCGCGCAGCGTCTTTTGAATGTCCTCCTGTTGGATCGGGTCGTCGCGCGCGATCGCCATCAATGGCCCGGCCACCTGGTTTAAACGAGCGCTGATCTCCATGTCGTACAGATCGAAATCCACCGGGATCTCCGCCTGCCAGGTCTCCAGCCGCCACCGGCACAGCAGATTGCGCAGCGCCTGCGCCCTGGCCCGGATCTCCTGGTTTACCGTCAGCGGCACCCCCGCCGCCTTCAGCTCGGTCATCTCCCGCGGGTTCAATCGCAGCGTGATCGACCTGGTTCCCACTGCGTCGTCCTTGAAGTCCTTCCGCATCCCGATCATCTTCGGACAGAACGTTTGGAACCCCACCTCTTCGAAGGTCTTCTCACCGTTAGGCCCGGTCACCTCGACCGTCCGCCAGATCGGATGCCCCTTCATCGCCCCCTGGTTGTAGAACTTCACCATCTCGCTGGCCGTGTCGCTCTGCTCGATGTCGGCCTCGTCGATCGCCACCACCCCCTTATAACGTTCCGCGCTGCGGAAGAGCGCAGAGGTGGAGCTGGCCCCCGAGCTACTCAGCGTCCGGTATGCGATCATCCCCACCCGGTACAGGAATTCCGTCTTTCCGCTGCCTGCCCCGCCCATTGCGCGTAGATAGACCACCGTCTCGAAGCAGTCGTACACCCACGTGCTGATCACCCAGTACGCCACCAATCCCGCCGTCTCCTCAGAGGGCAGGATATACACCGAGTTCACGTACATCTTGATGTAAGTGATCAGCTCCATCAGGCTCTTCCGCTCCCCCAGTGCGCTGGGAAACAAAATCGACCCCGTCCGCAGCGTCTCGGTGGGTGGATATGGCAGGTAGCAGCGCCCTTCGATGTTCACGCTGTTCCCGCTGTCGATCCGTCCCTGTGGATCCCGCCATGCCAGGCTGGCCTCGTCTTCCTCAATATCGTACAGATATTCCAGCAGCCACCCGTCGACCAGCCCGCCCCACGTATAGACCGGCTCGCCCCGCGCCTTATCCGCTTTAGCCTCCTCGGCCAGCGCCTTGAGCATCCCATCCAGCTCGCGCACGCTCACCCCCAGGCTCTTGGCCAGCGCGGTCCTGTACTGGCTCAGCCGCATCTTGTCCAACCTGCCCACAACCCGCAGCGCCTGCACCTGCGCCTGGTCCCGCTCCGCGCCCCGCTGCATCCCGGCCCACGCGCAGATCGACTCCACGTAGGTCGCTGCCTTCTCAAGCATCCCGCGCACCTGCGCAGCCTGCGCCTCCTCGCTCAGCTTCCCGCCGATCATCGCCCGCAGCAGGTCGTTCGCGTCCTTGACTTCCTTGCCTTCCCCCCATGTGCGATACTCCGCCAGGCCGTCCCAGCGCACCATCCGCACCGTTGGCCCGATCGCCTCGGCCACCCGCCAGCGGTTCTTGTCGCCCGCCGTGTCCGCATCCAGCCCCACATACACCACCTGGTGATGCCGCAGCGACTCGGCCATGGTCTCGTCCGGCGCCACACCCGCCAGCGCCACCGCCGCAATCCCCAACTGCCCCAGGCTGATCGCGTCCGCCTGCCCTTCGACCACCACCACTTCCTTCGCCGCGAAGCTGTACGCCTGGTTGTAAAAGACCTGGCGTTTCCCCACCAGCGCCTCGGGCAGGTTGTAGTGGAACTTCTCCACGATCCCCCGCCCGCTCAGATAGCGCACCCGCCCGTTGTGCACGTGCGGGTAAACCAAGCGCTTCCGCCCGATCATCCCCGGGATATACCCGTTCGCCAGCCAGTCGTCATTGAGCTGGATCCCGTGCCGTTTCGCCCAGTCATGCACGCCCCCGCGCATCCCCAGGATGGCCACCGCCGCCGGGCTGTCGAGATCCACCCCGCCCGCCTCCAGCTCCCGCCGCATCTCCGCCCGCTCCGCCTCCGTCCCCTCCCCGCTGTAGCCCAGCATCGCCACGCGCAGCGTCCCTGGTTCCGCCTCTTCGTCCCCTCCCTTTAGGGAGGGGTCAGGGGTAGGTTGGTCATCCGTCCACCCGCGCCCCCTCGCATACACCTGCGCCTCCGCGCTCCTCCAAAACCAGCGCACAAAAACCCGCTGCGCCACGTCGAGCGCCTCTTCCCTGGCCCGCGCCGCAAGCCGCTGCGACTGGTCCTCGCCCCGCCATTCCGGCGCCGGCAGGCCTGCCCGCATGCACAGCTCCTCTACCGCCCCCTTGAAATCCATCCCCTTGCGCCGTTGCACCCACCCGATGATGTCCCCCCACTCCGCTTGCCCGTTCCAGTAGTACATCTGCTTGTTGACGTTCACGATCAACCCGCCGATGTGAGGCGTCGTGCACTTGCGATACCCACCGCGCCTTGGCAGTGGATACCCGTCCTGCTCGATCACGTCCTCGATCCGCAACCGCGCCTTGATCTGCTCTACGATGTCATCCACGGTCACACTCCTGTTATGCGCCCTAAAAAACCCGCGCTAAAACCTCGAAAAACCGGCTAAAAACCGCCCAATCGCCCCAAACAGGGCGCATAATCGGACATTACACGCACTCGCCCCAGACCACCCGCCCGCGAATCTTGGCGCATGCCCGCCCGGGGCAGGATTTGGGTATGAATAGGTGAACTTCGGGAATTTCATTGCTACTAATTTCAGAAATACCCGCGCGCCGCGGATGGGGGAGGGGTGCGCCCTCACGGCCTGGCCTCCGCCCGATCCGGCCATGTGCGGTTACGCCAATCCTTCCAATGGCTCAAATACTCCGGGAATTCGGTCATCCGCCGCGCCACGCGCATGCGCTGCGACGGCCCGCGCTCCATGGTTTGCGCCAGCGCCTTGACGCAGCGCTCGCCCAGCCAGAACTGGACCAGCTTGCGCTTATCGCTCTTCGGCCCCACCACGCTCACGCTCAGCGTAACGTGGTGCGTGCCTGGCTCTTCGCCGCATGCTTCACAAATCGTTGCCATTGCATGTCCCTTCAATCCGCACTTTGCCTTTGCTTTTCTGAACAAGGCTATCCATAGCCTTCGCCAAACGAACCTAACTGCGCTAATCAGTTGCCGGACATTTCCTAGCACTGCCTAACCTTCACGGATCCCTTCAGCGCGCTGCTGTTCAAGGCCGACACAAGACATAGCTTAGACAAACTTAGCCTCTACAAGACTTGACTGCGCAACACATTGCTTTGCCCTCGCCCCTCGCGACAACACAACTCCGATCCATTCACAGCCTTCGCACTACATCTCACAGCTTCTCCTTGCCATTGCTATCCGCAACCACGCCCCGCGCCGCAGCTCCACGCTCTCGCTTGTCACAGCGGTGCTATGCGCAACCCTCGCCGGGCAGCGCAAGGCTTTTCGTGGCCCAGCCCATGCACATCGTTCCCTGCTCTGCTATGCCCTTGCCAAACATTGCCTGGTGTCACGCTACAACTCCTTGCCATCGCGATGCGATACTTTTCATCACCGATCCCTGCCCTTGCTCCGCAGCCAACTGCTCCGCCCTTCCCCTGCGTTTCCCTTGGGTGCCAAACGATGCCCAGCCGTCACACTTCCTTGCCACTCATGGCCCGACTTTGCCGTCACACTTCCTTGCCACTCATGGCCCGACTTTGCCTTCACACTGCCTTGCTTGACCACTCCATGCCGCCGCAGAACGGGACTGTTCCATCGCTTCACCTCATTGGTCAGCCCTACAACGCCTTCCCGCCGCCCAGCTCAACTGAGGTCAACTATGCCGATCCATCGCCAAGCAGATCAAAGCACCGCCCAGCAGCGCAACGCCCTCGCTCAGTCTTCCCGCGTCAGCGTGTAGCGGAACGTCCCGTAACTCCCGCTGTTGTGCCACTGACCTAACCCGCGGTAATAGCCGTAGTCCAGCAGATCCCGCAGCACGCCCTCGTTGATCGCCCCGCCGTCCAGGATCTCCACCCCGCAGGAGAAGCGCGTTCCCTCGGGCAGCATCTCGCTCCGCGCCAGCGTCACCCGCGGCCCTTGCATCGTCTCTGCCCGCAGCGGTCGCTCCAGGTAGTCCATCTCGCCGCCCTCCGGCAGCTCCAGCGGGATCACCCGCGGCGAAACGAAAATATTGTTCTCCACCTTGCTCTTCAGCGCCTTCACGCCACCCTCGACGCGCCCGTTCTGCACCTGCGCGGAGGCTTTCAGAAAACCCAGCACCTGGTAATTCAGCAGCGCCGGAATATTCTCATCCTTCGGCCAGCGATAAAAAACCGTCGTGCCCTTCTCCACCGCCTCCGGCAGCAGCTCGTCCTCGTTCTCCGGCAGGCTCTCCAGGCCCTTGCGCTTGGCGATGAACTCGCTGGCCAGCGCCTTATTCGCCGGCTGCGACCCCAAAACTGGGGTCAAAAATTCCACTTCCAGCCTAAATCCGATCGTTTTCATTTCCGCATTCCCTTTCAAATCGATTTTTTATCCGGGATTGCACCCGGTGAATCAACTCATCGGCCCGGTCCAGGTCCTCGCCCACAGGCCCCAGCGCGCTCGTCTGCCCGCTCAGCCAGGCGCTCTCCACGCGCTCCGCCGCCAGCCCGATCAAAACCCGCGCCGTCCCCAGGCTGGCCAGCTCCCCCTCCACCCGCTCGCGCGCCGTCTCAATCCAGCTCGCCAGTCTGCCCCGCGTCATGCAGCGCCTCCCTCAGCAACCCGCTCTCGTTTTCCGCCGCCTCCAACCTGGCCCGCACGCCTAACCATCCGTCGACGAGGTACGAAGCGATCACTGCCCCGCCGCCCAGCGCTGTCACGATCCACAGCGCCGCCACGACCAGGTACGAGTGCCAAAGCAAAAACAGCCCCGTCAGCGGCAGGTAGATCGCCAGCGTCCCCAGGATGTAGTTCAGCGTCGGGTGCAGCCGCCGCCCGCGCAGCCAGTAGTGCTGCGCCAGCAGGATCATCGCCGTCGTCGTCGCGCACAGCGCGATCCCCACCCATTTCATCCATTCGTGATTGGCCATATTCCTCCAACAACCGCACCAGAGCCGCGCAGGCTGCCCGAAACCGCCGCTCCTTCTCGGGCGGGCAGGGCACGTGCACCACGCGGATCTGTGCGGCGTACTGCACCTATTCCGCCCCGATCATCCGCGCATCGACCAGCCGCCACACGTACTCGCGCAGCGCCTGGACCAGCACGTGCTCCGGGTTGACCTCTTCGAGCACCGGCACATACTCGGCCTCAACGTCTTTACGCGCCATCGCCTCGCGGTTCTTGACCGTCAGCTCGTCGTACAGCCGTTTGTTCTCCGCCTCGGCTTCGGCCAGGCGCAGCCATCGTTCGCGCGCGTGCCCGATCGCTTCGCGGAAATCGTTCGCATAGAGCCAGTCATAGGGCTTCGGGGAATGCCCCCAACTCCATTCGGCTCTTCCCGCGAAAATCTCGTTCTCCTCCGCATCCCAGTGCGGCTTGCTGATGTACAGCGATGGCACGATCCACAAAGAACCCTTATCGTGTGTGTGATATTCCGCGTCCCGCGCACCAACGTACAAAATCAGCGCCACCGGCACGCACCCGGGCGCGCGTACAACGAGCTGCTGGCTTTGGAACAGGTCATACCCTTTCAGCCACTCCACGAAGTCCAGCATCTCCTCGGGCATGTGCTGCGCCATAAACTCACGCAGCTTCGCCAGTTGCAGCGCTTCCTTCTCCGCCTGCTCCTGCTTGCGCGCCACCTCTTTCACCGCTTCCTCGGCCATCGCGGCCCGCCGCGCCTCGTAGGCGCTCTCGATATACTGTTCAACGCTCATCTTTCATTCCCTTTCTGGTCTATCTCGCCGTGATAAATACCTTGCCGTTGAGCGGATCCTCGCGGTCCGCCCGCAGCCCGGTTTGCTCGATGATCTCGTAGCCCTCCGCTTCCAGGATCTCGCTGATCCGCGTCGCCACGCTCTCCACCAACACCCGGTCCGTCGTCACCCGCACGTGGACCACCGCCCTCTCTTTCCCTTTTTCTTCCACATTTCCTCCTTTTCGTGTCTTTCGTGTGTTTCGTGGTTAAATCTTCTTCCTCATCTTCCCAAGTTCGCCCGCCTCGACCGCCTCCGCCAGGTCTTCCCGCCCCGGCTGCACGTACCTCGCCGTTGTCTCCAGCTTCTCGTGCCCCAGGATCCGCTGCACTTCGGTCAGCGGCCGCCCGGCATCGACCATCGATTTCGCGCACGTGTGCCGCAGCGCGTGACAGGTCAGCTCATCGATCCCCGTCTGCTCAGCCAGCAGCTCCACACGCTTCTGAATGGAGCGGTCCGCGATCCGCGATCCGCTTTTGTCCGAGAACAGCGCCTCGGCGGACAGCGGACAGCGGACAGCGATCCATGCACAGATCGCCTCCCGCGCCGAACTGGACAACGGCACCCGCCGCGTCTTCTCCCGCTTCCCCTGCCGCACCGTCACTTCCCCCTTGCGCTCCGAGATCTGCACGTCCCCCGCCTCGAGGTTCGCCACCTCGTCCACCCGCAGCCCCGCATAGCGCATCAGAGCGACCATGGCCGCGTCGCGCAGCGCCCGCTCTCGCTGGAGCACGGTCCTGGCCGCGTTGACGTTGATCTCCACCTGGCGCAGCACCTTGCGCTCCTCCCACGGCTCCAGCCACCGCGGCGCCTGTTCCACCTCGTCGGCAGGTTTCAGCGCCTTCTCGCAGGCCACCCGTAGAGACGCAAGATTTTGCGTCTCTACCTCGTGCGTCTCTACCCAGGAACACAAGATGCGCAGCGTCGCCCGCCGCCGGTTCCACGTCGCCGGCGCCGCGTGCTCCACTTCCAGGCACCAGGTGCGATAATCCCGGAGATCCCTGGTATTCAAAAGTCCAGGCGCGAAGACCTCCGCGTTTGCCCGCTTGAACCACGCGCAAAAATGCTTCAAATCCTGCGCGTAAGCCGCCACAGTCTTCTCAGCCCGTTCTTCTCTCAGAAACTCAAAGAAGTTTTCCACCCAGGGCCGTTCTACACGCTGTTTCTGGCTGATAGCTGTTAGCTGATAGCTGTTAGCTTCCATCTCACACCCCCAGCGCGTTCTTCAGCAGCACCAACTGCGACCGGTTCCACCACAGACGGTAACCGTCGCGCGTGCGCAACGACCGCAGCCCCAACTGCGTCACCACCCGCCCCACCCGCGCCGGTGAGATCTCCAGGCTCTGGTAGCGTTCCTGCACCCGCCGCGTCAGGTCCTTCACCAGCATCGAAAAGACCCCCGTTTCCGCCGAGACCACCACCGCGTACAGCGGGTTCAACGTCTCGTGTTCGAGGGCCTTCACCACGATTTTGCTCAGCACGTCCGGCGCCATCGCGACGGTTGGCTCCGCCGCCAGCACCTTGGCCAATGTTTCCCGGTCGATCACCATGTTCATTATTTTTTCCTTATTGTTTGGTTTGATCCGCTCCCTTCCCTCTAGGGAAGGGCGGGGGTTAGGTTCCCCGAAATCCCGTTTTCCGCTAGTCCGTGCTATTCTGTGCGCATGACCTTCTCGCGCGCGCCACCATCACCACCCAAGGTGGTGACCACATCTATCCCGACCAAACGTATTCGTTCACTTCGGCCTCCTTTTCTGTTCTTTGCCTTAGCCCCACAGGATGTAAGCGGTCCCGATCAGCGCCATCCCCACCAACCCGATGCCTAGAACAACCATTCCGATGATGCTCATGCCGGTTCCTCTGGCTTCTCACATGGCTCGACCACGATCGCTTCTTTATCAAAATTCGCGGCCAGTCGCTTCCACGCCTCATCGACCAGCCAATCGATCGTTCCGTTTTTCCCGCGAAACGTCAAACGTGCCAGGTCCTCGAGCTTGCGCTCGGTGCTGGCTTCCACATAGAAATTCAATTTGACTTTATCTCCCATGGCCTCTCCGTTACTAAGTAATTAATTATTACTTGGTAATAGAATAGCACGGGCTTATTATTTTGTCAAGAACTTAGCTGAATAATTCTTGAAAGTGCTAAAATATAACCAAATGATTTTTTCGGACTGGATACAGAAAAAATACGTAGAATGGCGCGGAGACGCGATCGGGAACGATCGCTCCATCACCGAATTTGCCGCCATGCTTGGCGTACCACAGTCGCTCATGTCGCAGTGGATGAAGAAGGGAGGGAAGACCCCAAGGCATCATAAATACATTACCGCCCTTGCGAAACTCGGCTCCGATGTTTATGACGTGCTCGGCCTGCCCCGTCCCAGCTTCGATCTTCCCTTCGACGCCCTGCCGCCCGAGATGCGCAAAGCGCTCTTCGAGGCCACGCACGAGCTGGCCGATACCCTCGCCTCGTACAAGATCAATCCCGCATCTCCCGAGGGCGAGGCGCTGACAGTGGAAGTGCTCGAAAAACACGGCTTCAAATGGATCGATACCAAGAAATCCGAACAGCCCGGGTAGGCGAACCACAAAACTCTATCGCTATCGTTCATGCGATAATTATAGAACATTAATTCAACAAACAAAATCACCCATCCGACCAATATACGGTGAAACATGGGGGATCACCCCAAAGGGGATGAAAAAAATGGAATTGTTCGTCGCTCTCGCAAGCATAGTTTTTTATTTTTCCTGTCTCGTCATCACAGCCAACACGTTTTATCGCAAGGGACAATCTGGAATTCTCGGGGCTGCACTAGGAATATTCCTGCCGGTGATATCGCTGATCGTTGCCCTGGTCATGCCTTATGACCAGCCCGCCCTCGAGGATCGCAAGCGCCGCAAGGCCTTCGAGGATGAGCGCAACCAGGCTCGTTTCGTCCAATGGCAGCAGGAATACGCCGCCCGGCACCCAGCCCAACCGCTGCCCGCATCCACGCCATACGAAGAATCGCCGGCCAGCGCCCGCGCGCAAACCATCTGCGGCGCCCTGCTCATCGCCTGCCCGCTGATCTCCGCTTTCCAGCCCGGCGAGACGGTCACGGCCATCCTCGGCCTGGTCACGTTCCTGGCGCTCGATGGGATGATCGTTGCTTTGTTTCTCCCATTTTTTACGAGGGCTCGCAGCGATGCCTAAAAATTCCAGCCGCGGACGTTTCACTCTCTTCGCGATCGCCGGCGGGATTGCCCTGGCCGCCATCGCGTTATTCGCCGGCGCACTCAGCAGCCAATCAGATCCCACGCCAACGATTCTCGCGGCGACAGTACCCTCAGCAACAACCGCACCTGCAACGGTCACTCCATCACCACAGCCGACTTTCACGACCGTCGCCACAACCCGAGTTCCGGCCACGGCGACCCTGCGCCCATCGAGCACCACCGTGCCCACCTTCACAGACGTTCCTGTGCGCATGGCCACGATCGATCTTGGTGGCGGATCGAACGCGGATCCGTCCAAAACGTGCTGCAAAGTTTGCGGCTCGGACAGCCAGGCGTGCGGCGATTCGTGCATCTCGAAATCTAAAACCTGCCATAAAGCGCCTGGTTGCGCTTGCCAATAGGAATTTCTATGCCACCTATATTTAGCCTGGTCATCCTCAGAATTGTCGTATTCCTGATGCTTTGTTTCGTTTTTTATAGATTTATGACCACTAAAGACAGGAAAAACAACACCAATATAGGCATGATAGCTCTTGGCCTCGTTTTGGTCTTGATTTTTTCAGGCTACTGGATGGTGAATGGAATAAAGGTCTTTTTTAATTTATAACCATGGCCCAACATATACCCATCGAAGATTTCCTTTTCAATATTTTTGCCAACCCAGAATTTACCGATTCGCAAAAATACTCAAATTTCTGGGCCCTGGAAGAAATCCAGAACCGCCTATCCGTTCGAAATCCTGATCTCTGGAAAATGCCTCGCGCGCGAAAAGCCCATGAATGTATTCGTGGCTGCTCTATTCACCCCGATGAGTATTATTTCCGCTACAACGACTCGTTTGGATCAGGCATCAAATTCTGCGCCACCTGCGCCGCCATGATCTTCTATTTTTCCCGCTATCATCAAATAAAAACATTTCGCTACGATCACTGGGACGCCGAACAGCAGCATCCTGTTGCCCTGGGGCCAACCTGGGTCGACGAAAATAATATTTACGACCAGGACGATGATGACGGATAGGAATTCCGGCCCATTCCCTTCCGGATCCCGCGTCGCCGCCTACCTCCGCGATAGCGGCCACGAGGACCAGGAGCTTTCCGTCGAACAGCAGGAACAGTCCATCCGCGCCTGGTGCGAGCGCTCCGGCATCCTCCTCACCGCCATCTACCGCGACGCCGCCCGCCCCGGCTCCTCCACCGTTGGCCGCGAAGCCTTCCTCGAGATGATCCGCGCCTTCCGCGCCCCCAACTGCCCCGAGAAGGGCATCATCGTCTGGAAGTACAACCGCTTCGCCCGTGACATCGATGACGCCCAGTTCTACAAGGCCGACCTGCGCCGCCGCGGCGTGATCATCCATTCCCTCAACGATTCCGTCCCCGAGGGTCTCGACGGCCGCCTCTTCGAAGCCGCCATCGACTGGATGAACGCCCGCTTCCTCGAGGATCTCCGCGCCGATGTCAAGCGCGGTCTGCGCCACCTCGTGGACCAGCACGGCGCCCTCGGCGGCACCCCGCCCCGCGGCTTCGTCCGCGTTCCTCTCACCATCGGCGCCCACCGCGACGGCCGCCCCCACGTCGTTCACCGCTGGCAGCCCGACCCGGCCATGGTCCCCCTCGTCCGCCAGGCGTTCGAGATGCGCGCCGCCGGCGCTTCCTACAAATCCATTAACGCCGCCACCCACCTCTACAGCAGCACGCCAGGCTTCGAGCGCTTCTTTCGCAACGAGATCTACATCGGCCGCCTGCGCTTCGGCGACCAGGTCATCGAAGATTACTGCACCCCGCTTGTCGACAACGCCACCTGGACCGCCGTCCAGCTCGTCCAGGATGCCCAGCGCGCCCGCGTCGCCGCCGGACCCGACCGCCCCGACCATCCTCGTCGCGGCACCGGCGAATTCCTTCTCACCGGCCTGGTGCACTGCGCCCGCTGCGGCGCCATGCTCACCGCCGAAACCGTCCAGTTCAAGACCACCTCCGGCTACCGCTACCAATACTACACGTGCAGCGGCCGCACCCGCAACACCGGCTGCGACGCCCGCAATATTCCACGCGCCCAGCTCGAGAACGCCGTCCTCGATGCTGTCATCGACGAGGGCCTGACCGACGAGGTCATATCCATCGGCTGGCTGGCCCTCCACCTTGAGCGCGAACAGGAGACCGCCACACTCAAAAAACGGCGCAACAAGATCGCCCGCGAACTCAGCGGCGTGCGCCGGAAGATCTCCAACCTCCTTGACCTGCTGGCCGATGCTGGCCGCGGCGCACCTCCCGCCATGATGACCCGCCTGCACGATCTCCAGGCCGAAGAGACTGCCAACCTTGCAACCCTGGCCGCCCTCGATAAACCGGCCGCCCCCCTGCCCGCCCTCGAGGAGATGAAAAGTCGCGCCGCCCGCCTGCGTCTGGCCCTCTCTTCCGGCGACACCGCCCAGATCAAACCCGCCCTCCAGGGCCTGGTCAAGCGCATCGCCGCCGAACTGGACGTAGAAAACAAAACCCTCCTCGGCCTGGTGGAGTGTTATTCGCTCCTGCCGACCGAAGAGGGTTTTTATGCGTATGGTAGGTGCCCCGGGAGGGTCTCCGACCATACCAATAAAATCTACCTCCCCCTACGGAAGCCAGTACTGACCGGCAAAACCCATCACGGCATTAGAGCCTAATGCGCTCGCCAGTAGATTGCCCGCCGTCTGCCCGGACCCGGTATATCGCAGCGTGACAGCCGCCCCACCGGAACTCACATACGAAAGCAGCTGCGTCATATTGGCCGGCAACGTCACGATCGACCAGTAATTAGAGAAGTACATCGACCATCCCGAGATGGTGGCGGCCGTGAAGGGCAGCGCGATCGTCAGTGCGTTGCTGGTGGTACCCCCAGGCGCCCCGGTAAGGTTGATGAAGCCTTGCACCGTGATCGCTCTCCCGCGAATGGAAAATGTCCCCGATTGGAGATTGTAGACGAAGGTGGCACTCGTCGAAACAAACGTCGGCGTCCAGTTGAAAAATCCTGGGAACCCCTGCGGGTTCTCCGCATACGAGTAAAAATTGCTCGAGATCGCCGCGTTGGCCAGCGAGTAATCATTCCCGCCCGATATGGTCACCGCCGTGTTGGGCGCGGAGTAGGACGAGCTGAGAACGGAAAAATATTTAACGATGCCGTTGTTGGTGCACTTGAGCTTCGTCCCGGTTTTATAGACCGCCGTCTTGTCTCCAGGTTCCGTGAATTGTGTCGCGCTGACGTAGGTCCACGTTGCTCCCGGTGAGATCCAGCCGGCCAGCAGGTTGGTCCTAAACGTGGTAAGCTCCGCGAGCAGTGCAGCTACGCTCGCCGCCGTGCCCTTGGGGTTGGTCCCCAACTCCGTTTCGATCGCCACGATCTCCTCTTGCGGGCTGTTGATGTGCTCCGCCAAAATATCGGTCACGCCGTCGACCTTCGTCGTAAAACTCTTGACCGCCGCCGGATAAGATGCTGCCATAATGGATCCTTCCTATGCCACGCACAACAGCCACAGCGTGGCGCCTGAGAATGTCAGGGTAGTCAATGAGTTTTGATAAACGCTTGCGGTGACTGTGTCGCCCGCATTGAGGTATATTCCACAGGCAACCTGCTGATCCAGTGTGCCCGAACTGTTGGGCGATTCGGAGGTTTGCCGGTCCTTGTCCACCCCGTTGATCCGGATCCCGATGCTCCGCCTCCCGTCAGCATGGAACGACCAATATCCCGTCGCGCCGATGATATAAAACCCGCTCTTGCCCGCCGGCACCGTGAAATATCCGTTGCTCCCGCTGTGAAAGCCAAATGGATCCTGCTCCTCGGTGTCCAGGCTCGAAAGTGCTGTCAATGAATCGTTGCTGATCGACTGCGAACCGCTGTTGGTGCACCGCGCGTACACCCCCTTCCGCGCCTCCAGTTCGATCATGTTATCGCGCAGATACGTGTTCATCTGCGCCGCCGTGAGCGGATCGCCCACGCTCCAGGTCGGAGGTTCGTTATAGGCCATATCTCACCATCCTAGCAAAGAACTGTCCAAAGTCGCGTCGTTGAAACGCCAATAGTTGTATTCCATGCGCGGCTCGAAGCTCCAGGTCGTGCGCACTGCCTGGCCGTTTTCGCTCAGCCACTCATGGGCGATGTACCCCAACCGGTAGATGCCCGAAATCCCGATCGCTGCCAGGCTCACCGTCACCAGGTCGAACAAATCCGCGCCAAACTGGATCGACGGCCGCTGCTCGATCTGCACCGTGGGGAATGGGCTTGCCGCGTTGAGGAACGCCACGAGCTGCTCGGCGAACGCTGCCGGGTTGTTCGCGTCCTGCTGCCAGCTCAAATCCAGTTCCAGCGTGCGCGGCCTGCGGTCGTAGCCGCTGCCGTTCGCGCTCGCCGAAACCGTCGATTCTCCCAGCCCGGTGGCCCGCAGTTGCAAAAAGTTGACATAGGCCATCTGGCTGCCTGTATTGGTCAGTGTAATCGTAGCCGATTCCGCCAGGGCGCTGCTCACCGCCGCAGTGATCGCTGCCGTCAGGTTCGTCCCTCGCCCATTGCTCTGGCTGTAAGCCGTGTAATCGGTCGTGGCCACCGGCGTCACCAGGTCCAGCGCCGCCGCCGAAAATTCCGCCGTCACCTCCACGCTCGCGCCCGGCCCGATCGCATGTTCCGCGCTGCTGCGCCAGATCTGCCCGGCGGTTTGCGCTTGCAGCGGATGCGCCAGCACCTTGACCACGTTGCGCCGGAACGACCACGGCTGCGGGATGGTCGGGTTGGCCAGCAGCTCGGTCTGGCTCACGCTCAGCGTGCTGCTCTCGCTCGCGTGCCGGCTGCGATAGACCAGGCGCCCATCCGCCGCCACGTGGAACCGCCCGATCTCGCTGTCCGCCAGCTCGCGGATCTCGTCGAATGCCGCCTGGCCTTTCGCCCACCAATAATCCAGCACGTCCGCCCCGCCGCCCAGGTCCCTGCCCCACTGCGCCGGCCAGTATGCCGCGTCCAGGATCGCCCCGACCGCCTCGTCCGCACTCGTCTGTTCGTAGATCGCCGTTTCCACGTTTTGATCCGCCAGCCAGCGCAGCCCGTCCTCGATCACCATTTCCACAACCTGGTTATATCCCGCCGGATTGATCTCCTGGATCACCCCGCTGAAAACCGTGTAGGTCGTTGCCCCCGACCGCGCCACGATCTGCGTGAATTTTCCCGGCCCCACGTTGGGGTAGAGCGCCCCGCTCGTATTGTAAGCGTTGTAGCGCCCGTCCCGGTTGCGCAGCGTCACCGTCGCCCGCCCGATCGAGATCGGCACGAACGCCCCGCGCTCCTCCAGGTAGGCCGTCCGCCCGCGCTCGATCTGCAACCCGGTCATAAAAAAAGCCTCGTTGCTGCTGTCATAGGCCCCGTCCTCGTCCCAATCGACGATCAGCCCCCAGCGCAGCCCCGTCGCCGTGGACGCGCCGTACTTAGGCGTCCCATATTTGACCGCCCCGAACAGGCTCATAACCGCCCCACCGCTTGCAGATCGCGCAGCGCCTGCTCCACCTCGCGCCGCACCGCCCGCGGTTCGCTGCTCTGGATCTGGATGACCACCTGGTCAATCCGCACACCCCCACCGCCTGCCGGCTGATCGCTGATCGAACCGCTGCGGTCCGGGTTGAACCACTCCATTCCGTTCTCTCCCACCGGCCGCGGCAGCCCCGGCCACACCGGCCCGCCTGCCGCCCGGCCCGGCGGAGTGTAGACCTCTCCTGTGTAGAGGTTGCGGCGACCTGTGCCTTGCTGCGTGTCGGAGGCATATCTATGCCGCTGACCACCAGCATTAATCATTGAGGCCGTTGCTGTATCAACAGCTCCGGCAGCCTCAAGGGCCTGATCTCTCAAATCGCCATAAGCCTTGGCGCCCGTTCTGATAGCATCCGCTATGGTTTCAAGCGGTGGAATTCCTTGAAAAATACCAATATTGAAATCCTCTAATGCCTGGACACTGTCACTGACAACCCGAATCACATCAGACCAAATAGGCACTACTTCTTGACCAATCTGAGCGGTGGCCGCATCTTGCCTGATTTCCAATTCGGCTAAAGCCTTTTGATATTCCTTTGCTGCCACGATCGCCTTTTCATCCATTACGTACCCGATTTGTTCTACCTTTTTGTAGTATTCCTCCAACCCAGCGCTCCCCTTGTTTAACAGATCCTCCATTTCAGGCCCTGCTCTACGCCCAAAAATTTCCATCAGGTAACTGCTTCTGGCAATCGGGTCCTGGATCGCAATATATTTATCGGCAATCTCCCCAAGCCCCCTAATGGATGGTTCAAATCCCTTCGATACCGCCACCTCCAATGCGGAGGTAAGAGTTGAGTACTCAACCCCCAACAATTTTGCGGTTTGGATTAACTTTGAGGATTCTTCAGCGCTTGCTCCTATCAAATCGGATAATGCTTCAACGTTCATCGCCAGATCGACAGTCTTGGTTATAAAAGCATCATATACTCTTCCGGCAACCTCCACAGCTTGACCAGCTAACGAAACCATCCCATACAAATCCGCCATGCCCTGTGTTAATGGTTTTGTTCGCTCATTGAGCAAATCTGCACTACTCGTTAAGCCCTTTACATTCTCTCCCGCCTTCTTAAACGCCGGATCGGTCTCGTTCTTCGCCCGCAGGAAGATATCCAGGTTCTCGTTGTCAGCCATTTTCCCTCATCTCCAGGATCTCGTTCACCGTTTTCCACTCCGCCGGGTGCCGCTCGCTCCACTCCGCCTCGTGCCCCGCCTGCCGCCCCAGCCAGCTGCGCCAGGCATGCCAGGCCCCATAAGCCGCGTCTATCTTGTCCAGAAGCCCCGCCGGCTGGTCCAGCACACCGCCCCCCAGCGGCAGCGCCCGGAAGCGCTCGCAGCGCCAGGCCAGCACCAATTCCGCTGGCGGCTCCGCTTGCCCTTCCGCGCACAGCGCCGCCGCCAGCATCAGTTTTTTGGGATCTCCAGCACACCGCCGACATACTGCCGGATCGCGTGCGCCATCGCCGTCACCCACTCCGGGTCTGCCCCGTCCACGTCGGCCGACAGCCACCCCGCCTCCACCGCCGCCCGGCACAGCTCCCCGTTGTACTTCGCCGTGCTCATCTTCTCCGCTTTCACCTCGCGCTCCTCGAGCACCTCAAAAAACCGCTCGAACTGCCGCTGCGTGACCGTAAATTTTTTGTCCATATCTCCCTCTCGCCCCTTAGCCCCGGACTTAAGTCCGGGGCTATCGATAATCAAGCCAAACTCGCCAAACTATTGCACGCCTCGAACACCGCGAACAGGTTCGCCGTCGCGTTGTGCCGCACCCGCAGCACACCCGTGCTCGTGTGGATCCCGCCCTCGCTGGCGATCCGCTCGAACTTCTCCCACTTGCCCGCCAGGTCGATCCTCAGCGCCTTGGCGCTGTATTTCGTCCCCGCCGTCACCGCGCTGCCATCCCATTGCAGCCGCACCTGCCGCGCCGTCTCCGCCCGCCAGCCGGCCTTCTCTGATACGGCGCTCGCGTTGTGCCGGAAGGTGAGCTGGAGCAGGATCTCCATCTGCTCCCGCACGAACTCGATCGCCCCGAAGAACAGGTTCCCGTCGCCCGTGTATACCCGCCGCCATCCGGTCTTGCAGCTCAATTCCATCCCCAGCAGGCTAGAGCTGACCTGCGTCCCGCCGATCGTCCCGCCCTCGTTGTCGATGTACAGCTTGCCCTTCGAGAACAGGATCGTCTCCACGCTCGGCAGGCTCAGCCCCGCGGTGAACGAACTCACCGTCCACTGCCGCCCGCCCCACACGCTCGAGACCTTCAGCGCCTCGTTCTGCTTGCCCGTCAGCTTGAAGCTCTCGATGAAGCTATACTCCATCTCCTCGACGCTCTGGTTGTCGCCCGCCTCGATCGTCCGCGTCTTGACCGTGTTCAGCGTCGCCACGTCGATCGGCATCGCGTAGGTGTACAGCCGCCCGCCGCCCGCTCCGTCCGCCACGCCCGTGCCCACCGCCTTGATCCCGCTCTCGAACACGTAGGGCAACTGCTCGAACGTCGCCTCGGTTTCCGGCAGCTCCAGCCCGGCTTCCAGCATCGGCGTGTACGTGCGGTCCTTCCCGCTCGCGCTGGCGATGTCCTCCTCCGGGAAGACCACCTTGCGCCGGTCGTCCGGCATCCCCGCCAGCCCGCGCCAGTACGCCGTAGCCGCCACCGCCGTCCCCGCGACCGTCTCGCCGCCAAACTGCACCTTCCGTCCAACATCCACTCCAGCCATGATTCTCCTTTCCCCCTCCACCTGCACCCGTCAGGGTGTTTAGGGAGGGGCAGGGGTAGGTTCCTACCCGCTATATAACTCGCTGGCCTCTTCGATGACCGACCAGCCGATGATTGCTCCCCAGTGCGGGGTTTCAGTCCCATATTGCAGCCGCAGCGATCCCGCCACGCCCGCCTCCGGGTCGATCCGGAACACCTCGACCAGCCCGCCCAGCGTCACGTGGCTCGCCGCCGCGTGCAAAATCCGCTCGTAAAACCGCGCCACGTCCGGCAGCAGCGCCGGGTCTGCGCTCTCGAAAAAGTGGAACTCGGTGCGCCCGGTCCACGTGTGGAACGCTCCCTCCACGTGCCGCGGCTGCACCCGGTCCACGAACGTCAGCGCGCACGGATACACCTTGATCGCCGCCGGGAACTCGCGCCGCCGAAACAGCGGATAGCTCGTCACCAGCCGCCCGTTTCCGGCCTCCACCTCGCCCCACACGTCGCACAGCGCGTCAATCCACGTTTCCAGCATCGTGTATGTCCTTTTTGATCAGCCGCAACGCCCGCCGGAAGATCTGCTTGATCCGTTCCTTCGCTTCCTGGTAGCCGCCGCTCATGAAATGCCGTCCCTCGATCCCCTTGCGGAAAATCTTCACCGCGATCGCCCAAGCTACTCGCCGGTCCTGCTCCGCCTGGATACTCTTCTTTCCCAGCCGCCTGTGTGTTTTGATCGAGTAGTTCCCCGCCAGCCGCTTGCGATGCACCCACAGCGTCAGGTTCTCCATCCCCTCCGCGCTGATCCACGATCCTGGCTTGCGCCCGAACTCCATCACCTTCGGATACTCCTCGCTGCGCAGCGTCGATCCAACCTTGCCCACGATCGTGCTCCCCGCCTGCGTTGGCGGCTCCGCCTCGATGCTCCCGCGCAGCAGCCCCGAGACGCCCACCGGCACCCTCGGCTGGATCGCCCGCACCAGCGTCAGCTCGCCCTGCCACATCGCCTCGGTCAATCGCTTGGCAACGATGACCTGGCTGCCCGCCAGCGCCTTGCGCAGCTTTTTATCGCCCTGGAGTACGATCTCGACCTGGAAGCTCATACGCCGAACCTGTATTTATCTTTGATCTTCTCGATCGCGCTCGGGAACTCGTTGTAGTAGAACGTCTCGCCGTCCGCCGTCCCTTGCCGCCCGGCGAACTGCGTCCCCGCCTTGATGCCCATCAGCGCCGCGATCTGCCGGCACAGATAGTTGACATCGCCCGGCGGGACCTGCCTGTATACCGCCGCGCTCGAATGCGCCGCCGCCGTGGATCCGTTCGCGCCACGGCTCACCGTGTACGATCGCTGCACGTACACCGCCGCCGCCGTCAGATGGCTGGCCCGCCGCGTGAGCGCATAGGCCCGCTTCACCGCCACGTCGTTTCCGGCGATATCCAGCACGCGCATCCGCTCGAAGTTGATCTTGATCACCTCGCCTGTCTTGACCAGGCTCCCGTCCGACAGCGTGATCTCCTCGTCCGTCTCATCGATCGCCCCGTTGAGCGTCGCGCCCGATGCGCTCGCCGGCGCCGCTCCGGTCACCTCCTCCCACTCGTCATTGAGCTTGAGCAGCATCCCCGGCGAAACCTGGCTCCCGTCCGATACCTCAATGGTCGATGCCCCTATGAGCTGGCTGACCGTTGATAGCTGTAAGCTGATAGCCTCGTCATACAGCCCCCACCAGCCGGCGATCTCCACCGCCCCGGCTGTGTCCGCCCAGCCGCCGATGCTGCCATCCGGCAGCGTTGCCAACCGCGAGTACGGCCCGCCCGTCCACCAGCGCTCCTGCGGCTCCAGGCTGAAATCCACGCCCGCCGTCAGCGCCTCGTCCAGATGCGTGAGGCTCGTCACCCGCAGCAGCGGCGAGCGCAAAAACAGCGTGTCGCCATCGCCCCCGCGGAACGATCGGGTCGCGATCTCCGGCAGCATCGGCCACTCGAACAGCCCCGCGATGAACCGGCTCGCATCCCGGATGTTGCGCAGCGTTTTGGCCTCGTCCGCGCCCGGCTTATCCAGGTCGTCCAGGATCTCAGAAACCGAACAATATAGTTGCATCGAACCTCCCTAGTAGGTGGTGACTGTCCCGCTCCCGGTCGCAGCGACTGGGATACTTGGGCTCATTTTCCGATGTCTGATCACTGTCGCCGCATCGTAGGCACGCACATCGCCGTCAACTCCGCCGGAACTTCGGCAGCTATCTAGCCAGATCAGCGTCGTATTCTGGCCGCCAAAATTAAACCGTCCAGACGCGCTCACCGGATCTCGAGCATAAACACCCAGGCACCACAGAGTAGTTCCATCCGTGATATCGTTGATCGTCGGCCCATAACACTCATACATCTGCCCGCCGATGACAACCGTGCTCCCTGGTCCGTGGCGGCTGTATGCGTTGCTGTTGGTAGCACCCGTAAGACCATGATTGCGGAGGGTGCAATCGATCATCACCAGGTTGGCCGCCTGTGCCGTACTCACCGCCATATGCACCCCATCTGCATCTCCCCGTGCCACCGTACAGCCCTGGAGGATAATCTCCCCGCATCCCGCGATCGATATGCAGTCGTTTGTCGAGTAGCGAAATGTGCAATTTTTTAAATAGACTTTCGCGTCTGGGCTGGTCGTACTGCCCAGCCAGGCATTCGACCCACCCCAGAATTCGATTCCCTCGACGTAATATTTCACGCCGTCATCAATTCGACCTTGGGCTACTCCGATAAAACAATATAGGTTTGCATCGGGCGCCCTGCTGTCTGCGGTGTGCACGGACAGCACCCCGCCGGTGTAGTACCACGATCCTGGAGTAGCGTCCACCGCGGCGACACTCGCCACTTGGGTCAACTTGCTTGCATCTCCGTATGTCGTGGGCACGCCGCCATCTCGTACTTGAGAAAACGCGGTCCCGTAACTGGCCTCATAGTGGCTATCGACTGGCGTCCACACTAGATTATCGGCCTCGACATGGCTCGTCGAGATCACCTTCCCACCATAGCCGATCACCTCGACGTTTCTTGCTGGTGATTGGTTATTCCAACTGCGCGATGACGGGTAAACAGTCACACCATATATAGCCCCTGCTCCCGACGCCCCCTTTACCATCACCCGGTCAACATCCGCCCGGCTCAACCCGCGGTTGATGCTGGCAAAGGCCGTGGCCTCACTCAGACCGTTCGCCGCGTCGCTTCCACCCTCGCTGGCAGGCTTGACCCAGTACGTCTTGGTCACAGGGATGGCGGCATGCGTTCGTAGGTCGAAGCCCTTCGCTCGAAACTTTCGGCCTCTGCGCTGCACCGTGAACGGAAGCCAGGCAAAGGCCGCGTCTGGCACGGCTACGTCCACCCATCGACCACCGCCAGTCAAAAGCCCGTTCATCCCTTCACCATCACCGCGATCGCCCGATCCGCGCCCTGGTTCGCCGCTACTCCCGCACTCTGGCTCCACAACTTTACGAACATAGCCCCACGCAGCGCCTCCGGCAGCTTATACCACGCCGCCGCATTGGTGATGATCCCACTCACCGTCACCAGCGCCCCACTCTCATCCCGCAGCGGCGAGTACGTCCCGGCCAAAGTGTCCGACACCTTGAACCCCAAATCCGCCGCCGTCCACGCGCTCGGGATGCCCACAAGCCCCGCGTCGCCCGCCGCGTCGCGCAAATCGATCGGACCGCTCTCGCTCTGCCCGTTCGCGATCGTCGCCTTGATCACGTCCTTGTGCATCTCACTCCTCCTTCGGCTTGACCGCGGCAAAATTCTCCGTGGTCATGGCCTGCTGTTCACCCCGTCCGCGCGTCTCCGCCGCCTTCACCTGCCGGTCCCGGATCGTTTGCGCATCGACCGTCTCCTTCTCTTTCTTCCCCCCTCCATTTAGGGAGGGGTTGGGGGTAGGTTTCAACACCCCCGGGCTGTCCCGGTTGATCGCCTCGGCCCTCACCTCATCCAACTCCACCACATCGCCCGCCAAAAACGGCCCGCCCAGGCTCGACGTGTACTTCCACTGCACACTGTACTTCGGCATTTCGATCCTCCTGGGGGAGGCTCACCGCCTCCCCTCTTCACTGATTACTGATTACTACTCACTGATTACTGCCGCTTCGGCTCAAATCCCTTCCACTTTCAGCAAGACCCACACCGTGACCACGATATCGCCCGTCTCCGGCGCCCAGCTCGCGTCCGTCGTCACCTTGGCCCCGATATATGCTCCGGCCGCGAACTCGTCCGACCCGCGCGGCTGTTTGCTGACCTTGTTGTTGGTCACCGTCGCGTTCAGCACCGCCGTCAGCCCAGCGGCCGTCCCGTTGATCAGCGCATCCGCCGTCAGGGTGCCCGCTGTCCGCGCCGCGTTGCTGCGCACCGTCACCGCCACCACCTCGCCGGCGAACGGCATCGCGTAGGCGTCCGAAACCTCGGCCACTGTCAGTGCCACGTCCGTCTGGCTGGCGGCCGCGTTCGCCTGCACGAACGTCAACGGCACCAGCTGCCCCTTCGAAATGTCATTCTCGATCTGCATCGCTTGCTCCTTTCCTCTCCTCCCACCCCTCTCCTCGTAGGAGAGGGGCAGGGGTGAGGTTCTTCACCATTTACCGATTACTGCTCACTGATCACGATCTCGCTAGAGCGAGATATCGTAAATCACATCCGCGCCCTCGATCCCCGAGGCCGCCCCGCTCGGCGTGAACCGGCCAAGGCCCAGGCGCATGCTCAGCACGATCCGCGTCTGGTCGGTAGCGGGCAAGCGCTCGCTTTCCACCTTCACGCGGCGCCGCCACCCGGCCTTGAACGCCCGGCGGTTGAACGTCACGTTCTGCCCCTTGACGTTGTTGCTGCCGGTGGTCGAAACCTTCCCGTCCGCCTCGGTCTTCGAGACCGCGATCGAGCTGATCACCGGATGCCCCAGCGCCCGCGCCACCTCGCCATTGAGCAAAGCGCGCTGGCCAATCTGGTTGAACTTGATGATCTCGTCCAGCGTCGCGGTCTGGTCGGCCAGCTCCGGATCCTGCACGTACACCAGGTCGTCCGGGTTGTTTGGGTGTCCCCAGTCCACCTTGTTGGTCGCGTCGATCATGCGCCCCTTCGCCGCCCGCAGCGCGGCCAGGCTGATCGAAGCCGCCAGGTCCTTGCTGTTCGCCGTGTTGTCCACCAGCCCTGCGTGCCGGATCCCGTCGAACGCCAGGTAGTGCTTGGTATCGGCCGGGTCCGCGTCGTCCAGGTTGATGTTCCCCGTCGCCGCGTTGGTCGTATCCCCGTTCAGCACCAGGCTATCCGAGTAATACGCGATCGAGAGCTGCTGCTGCCGGCGCAAGAACGGCACGAACGGCAGGATTGAATCTTCCTCCAGCTCGCCGCTCCACATCTGGTGGATGACAAATTTCTTCGCGTCCACCTGCACGCGCTGGCTCCCGGTCTTTACCGTGGTGTAATTGCTCGAGTTGTTGGCCGTGCTCTCCGAGACGAACAACAGCTCCGGGAAATCCACTTCCACCGGCAGGTACTCGGTCGGGTTGCGCATCTCGAACGTATCGATCAGCCCAAACACCCGGCTTTCGCCGCGCGCGCCCTCCCACAGATCCGAGACGTACCCCGCCCCGATCAACTGGTTGCCGTAACCGCTTTCCGCGCTGTCCATCGCGCGCACCGCACGCTGGTAAGCCTCGGTCAGCTCCCACGCCCCGCGCTTGGCCAGATCCAGATCCTTGCCCTGGAAATAGCTCAGCGGGATACGCGGGAACAGGTTATCCAGCGCCCGCTGGTCCATCGCCCGCACCTCTTCCATCGGCAGGTAATAGGCTTCGGACAACGCCGCAAACGAATTGCGCAGCGTCTCGCTCGGCCCTTCGTACACGCCGGTGTCGTTCACCCGCTTCTGACCGCGCAGGCTCTCCTGCAAGTCATACAGGAACTCGATGTCCTGCACGCTCAGGCCAAACCGCGCGTACTTCGTGCCCACCAGCTTCTTATCGCCGCCGCCCGCGCCAAAGCGCATCTTGCGCGCAAAACCCTGATCCTGCATCAGCAGGTTGAACTGCCCCTCCACCATCGAGCGCAGCTTGGTCTCATCGACCTGTTGCCCGATCACCGTCAAACGATCGTTGATCTCCTTCAAAAGGACATCCAAATTCAAATTCTCAGCCATTTCAAACCTCCAGCTTATTCAGCCTATCCAAAAATTGGTTCAATCCCTCGAACGCCGCCCGGCTCTCCTCCTCCTCATCGGTAGGGCGGGTATCCTTACCCGCCTCTTCCTCCGCGGTTGAATCCTCTTTCCTCGCCCGCTCGATCACGCCGCTCACCAGCTCCACCGCCCGCCCCAGATCATCCAGGTTCCGCTTGCTCAGCACCGCGCCCTTCCTCTTCTCCCCTCCCTTTAGCGAGGGGCGGGGGGTAGGTTCCTCGGGGAAAACGAGTCCCCACTCGCCCTCCAGGAACAACCCGCGCAGCTCCGCGCTGCCCAAACCCCTCAGACCCTCATCGTCGATGAACTCCGGCGCAACCTTCCCGAGCTTCCGGTACCTCGGCAAAAGCGCCCGATAACGCCCCTCCCGACTTCCGCTTTCATCAGACCCCCGAAGGAAAACGTCGACCATCTCGGCCGCCAATTCCTCCCACAGGCCCTCGGCTCCTTCCGCCCCTCTCCCCTCTAGGGGAGAGGCCGGGAGAGAGGTTTCTCCCAGCAACTCACCCAGCGCCTCATACTGGCGCTTGATCAACGCATCCGGATCCCCCGGCACCGGCACCGCGGCCAGCTCCAGGAACTCCCACTCATCCACATCACGCCCGTTCATTTGCAGCGGGTTCCAGCTCACACTGACCGCGTTCAAATAACCCCGGCGGTACTTGCTCTCCACCTGGCGCGCGAATTCGTCTTCCTGGTCGAAGGTGATCTCCGCATCGATGCTGTCCGCCCCGATGATCAGCGCCGCCCGCCCGATCGGCAGCCGCTGCCCCATGAAATCGTGCACCCAGGTAACAATCGGGTTGCGCAGATAGTTATCCACCCGCGCCCCGGCCACCTTCAAATTCAAACCGTCGCGCTTGATCCCCTCCGTCGCGATCGTATACCGGATCGGCGTCCCCATCTCCTGCGACACATCCTCCGAGCGATACATCCTCAAAAATTGCTTGCTCACCTCACACCTCCTTGGGCTTCGCTTCCAGCTCCGCCCGCACGAAGCAATCCTTCGCCTCCAGCAGCTTGCGCATTCCCGCGCTCTTCTCTGGCCCATCCGGTAGCATTTTCTCCATCAATACCGCCAGATCGCAAACCGGCTTGCTCACCTTTCGCAAGTGTTCCGGCAAATGTGCGTTTTCAAACCATTTGATCGTCGTGCTAGGCATTTTCTTCTCTTCCTTTCGTGTCTTTCGTGTGTTTCGTGGTTAAATCTCTTCTTCTTCCACGACTGGTTGCATCGTGCACCGGCAGTTGATGTCTTCACCCGGATCGCCCAACTCTCCCGGCCCAGGCCCAAACACTCCGCCCACCTCGAAATCCTCGTCCTTATCAATCGGCTCCGCCTGGTACCGCCGGTGCGCCTCCACGTGGCTCTCCCTGGTGCGATCGTCCAGCTCAGCCAGCCAGGTCTTTTTGGTGCGCGTACCATACAACTGATCTGCCTGCTTCCACGCCTCCAACTTTCCTCCGTTCATCGCCCCCACCGCCTCCGTCCGCGCGATCGTCTCGCTCGAACTTTGGATCCGCTCCCCCATTACGCTTTCAACCCGCTCCATCAGCTTCTGCAAACCGTCTCCGTCTTCCAACCCGGCCGCCAGGCTCTCCCGCAGCAGGTTCCAGGTAGTCTCATTCACCTCCTGGGCAAAC